AGCAGTGACGGCGCCGACGCCGGGAATGAGGGAAGCGAGGCCCATAAGCGATTTGGCGGCGCCCAGCGCCTGGCCGGCTCCGCTCTTTCCACTGCCGCCTGGCGGCTTGGGCGGATCGGGCAACTTGTAGGTTGAATGCACGTCCGGAATGTTTTGCTTCGTCGTGTCCTGAGTGGCGTTCGGATCGGGGGCTTTGTATTCATCCGTGCTGGCCGCGCCGCCATCCGCGAAACCGAGATACGACCCGCCATGGGTTGGGTCGTGATAGCCGTTCAGCGATCCATAGACGCCCATCGAACGGGCCAGATCGGCTTGCGCCAGGAAACCATTGTCCCAGTCGGGCTTGAACGACATGCCAGCCTTCGCTGCTGCGTCGCGGTCAGCCTGCTGAATGTCGTTCGCGCGCACTTGCGCATCTTGGGCCTTGCCCAATCCTTCTTGGTACTGAGCCGTCGGCGTAACGACATCGGCAACGCCAGGCGCCGCGAGGCCCTGAGATGAAGCGACGGCGGCAGGCGGCGCCGCAGCGATGACGACAGGCTCGCTGCCGCCGGTGGCCAACCCGCCACGGCGCAAATATGTGACGTCGGGTTGATCGGGTGTGCCAGGCGCTTTGTTCGCCACCACAGGCGCGGCAGGCGTGGCAGGCGCACCGCCAGCAGCAGGCGCGGTGGTCGTGGCGGCAGGCTGATCCTTGCCGGTGTACTTATTATAGGCGTCGCCAAGCGATTGGCCGAGGCCCACGGTCGCCTGCGCCGTTCCGACAGCCTGGTTCAGACCTGACGGCTTTGCCGCCGGCATGCCAGGCGCATTCGGCAGGCTGTAGCGAGCGCCAGACGTCGTTGGAACGTGACGGCTCTTGCCGCCGTACAAAGTGCTGCCGCTGCCCTGCTGCTGACCCTGCAACCCCGCCATGTGCCGCTGGGCGACAGACTGCCAGGACGGGTCATAGGTGCTGGCAGCGCCGCCGAGGTCGAAGCCGCCGCGATCATAGGCTCGACCCTGGTCGAAGTCAGTGACGCTGCCGCCGGCGCTCTTCATCGCCTTCTCGTGATCGACGGTCTTATAGCCGCCGGCCAGGCCCACCGCCTCCGGATGTTTCTTCTCGACCTCGTCGGCCATGAAGCCGAGGCGGGTGAGCTTTTCCGGATCATCCTTGTAGTTGAAGCTGTGGATCGGCAGACCGTTCTTGGCGGTGCCGATTCGCTTGATGTTTTCCTTCAACTTGCGGTCGGAGAAGAACGGCGCCTGCTGGGTGGAGTTCGTCGTCTGGCCCGACAGCGAACCGGTGCCCTCCGCAATATTCGCCATGAATTGCGCCGTCTGGAACGGATAAGACTGCTGCTGCTGGAATTGATTGTAGAGCGAAGTGAGGCCCGCTTGCTGGGTCTGCTGCTGCACCTGGCCCGCGCCCATCATCGCCTGCGCGCCGGCGAGGCCCGCCTGCTGCTGCGCGCCGGCCAATTGGCCGTACTGGCCCGCACCCTGCATCTGCCGCGCCAGGTTGGCCTGCTGCGCTTGCAGATCGAGCGCCTGCTGCCCCGTGGCGGTCTGGAGCGCCGTGTTGTAGCCCTGCTGGAGCACCGGCGCCATGGCGTTGCCATAGGCCAGCGCATTCTGCTGCTGAAGGTTCGCCGCCACAATGCCGCTGCGGTCGCCGCCAAAGGCGCCGGTCTTGATGGCGTTGCCCAGTTGGCCCGACTGCGCCGTCTGGGCCTGCTGGTTCATCAGAGCGCCCATTTGATTGGTGACGTTCTGAGTGTACGGGTTCATGTATTTGTTGATCTGATCGGAGTTCAGATCCCACGGATTCGCTGACCCCATCGCGCCTTGCGTCATGCCCATCGCCGTCTGCAAGCCGGGCTGCGCGGCGTTGGCATAGTTCGCGGTCTGTTGGAGGCCCATGTTCTGGGCCGTGGTCATCGGCGCGACGAAGGCGTTCGGATCGCTCGAATACTGCTGGAAGGGCGTTTGCGCCACTTGCTGCGCATTGGCGTTGACCGCGTTATAGCGCGCCAGGACTTCCGGCGGTATCGTGACCTGAGACGAAGCCTGCTGTGTCTTGCCGCCCATGACGCCTACTCCGCAGCTTCTTGCTTATGGCCCGTCTTCGCGTTCCAAAGCCAATAGGCGCCCGCCGGCGTCCCGAAATGCCGCTCGTAAAGTCTCACCTTACCAGCAGCGCGGTGCGTTGACAAAATACTGATTAGGAGGGGTAATTCGAGGCGCATGGCGGCGTTCTTGGCGAACTCGCACAGATAGCTGGCGCGCCCGCCCTGATAAAGGCTGCGCTGCACTTTGCGAAATTCTGGCCGCACGTAGATCGCGCGTTCGCACAGGACTTCCTCGACGCTATAAGGCGTGGTGTCCACGCGGAGCAGGATGCCGGCCTCCAGCATGCCTTCGTCACCCTCGATCACGCCGATCACGCCGTGGTCCCAGTTCAGGCTGGCCCACACCTCTTCCAGCACTTTCCTGGTGTTCACCGCGAGCAGCCCGTTCTCTTCCGCGCACATGGATGTCAGGTCCATGAAATTATGCACGTCGGCTGGAACGCCGTATCTCACTCGTATGTCGCTCATTGCTCTAGTCTCGCTTCGGTCCAGGCAGCTTTGACATCGTCTTGACGATGTGGCCGCGCATTTGTTTGACAAAATCATCGAGAACGCGGTGGCCGCGATCCAGGTCGCCGTCGCCCGCCGCCATCACCTCTTCAGGCGTCAGCGTGTATTCGCCGCCTGCCACAACGACCTTGACATCCTTACCGGTTTTCCCGCCAGCAGCATGCCCACTAGGTAGCGGTTCGCCATAGGGCTTGCTGGGATCGATGTTATAGGGAGCAGACCCAGCGCCATAAGGTCCGCCTTTATGATCATAGGGTTGCTCGCCGGCCCCACGAGGCAGGCCACCAAACATCCGCTTGATGTTCTTGAATCCGGCATTAGTGTTTCCTTCGCCCATGCCGCTGACGACGTCGGCGGGAATGACATAGCTGCCGCTCGGAACATGGACGGGCAGGTGATCGGTGCGGCCCGCGACCGCGCTGTGGATCGGGCCGGTGTGGACCTTGGCCGACAGGTGCGCGTGAACCGTGCTCGGAACATCAGGCGGCGTGTCCAGTTTTGAGAGCGTCGGCATGCCGCCGCCGGCGTCCCGTGCGCGCCTCGCGACATCGAGGGCGATGGCGACCGCCTGTTTCTGCGGCTTGCCGGCGCCGATCTCCGTCCTGATATTCTGGCTGACGGCCTCCTTGGATCCGGATTTGATCAGTGGCATGTCAGCGTCCTCTCGCCTGGTTGGCAGCGGAGGACGACTGGTTGCCCGCCGCCGATCCGGTCGAATAGGTCACGGTGACCGACTGGCCCGTCCCAGGCAAAACGAGCAGTCCATCGTTGAAGGTGGTGTTGACAAAATAAAAGCCGACGCTCATCGGAATCGTGGCGATGATGTGCTTGGGGTTGTTGCTGTTGCCGACATCGGTAGTGTCGCAAAGGTTGCCTGAAGTCGATCCCGCCGCATGCACATTGAGCATGGCGACCCGTCCCGCGCCATGAACGACCTGCGTAGGAGCCGTTAGCGTGAGCGACACCTGGGAACCCTGGACGCCGACATAGGCCCGCGCCGCGTCATTGATCGCCTGCGCGATGTTTTTGGCTGCGGAGAGGAGGTCGCCAAGAGAAGCTGTCATCAGTATTTCCCGTCTGGCGCTGCGCGATACCGCATGCCGCCGAGGCGCCAGAACGATCCGCGATCATTGCTCCCAAGGGTCACCTGCATCAAGCGCCCGCGAAGGCGCGGCGTGACGTAAGTCGATCCCACCGTGAAGGAAAAACTGTTCGTCATCAGCGGGTCTTGAGCGGGAAAATCCTTGGCCGTGAACGTCAGATCGACCGTCGCATTCTTGGTGACGCCATAGGCGCCCCACTTCATGTCGGGCCAGATCTCATCGACGAAAATCTTGCTGTCGCCTTCCGCCATCGCAAAATAGCCGGTCGCAAACCACGAGTGCATTGGCTGACCGTCGGCGTCGGGCGTCCGCTCATGCTGGAACAGGCGGATCTGACCATCCTCCGGGCTGACGCCCGCGCCCATCGGAGAGCCGAGGACGCTTTGGTTGACCCATGCCGAGCGGGCAATCGTGCCGTAGTCCCAGGCGTTCAGCACGTAGTTGAACTTGACGTAGGAATCGTTCTCGTGATTTGGGGAATTGACCGAGGTGAAGAACCAGGAGATCTCATTGAACATCGAATTGGGCGCGACCCGGACGTTGTCATAATAACGGCGGTCGATGCTCTGAAAGACGATGTCCCAGACGGGGCACGGGACTGGTTGAACGCCGGCCCCCGACAGCATGAAGAACTGGCGGTGGCTGATCCAGTAGACCACGCCATTGACCGCCCCCGCCCCCTTCTGCGCAAGCATGCCGCAGCCAGTGCCGAGTTCATTGAAGCTGTAGATGTAGGGCTGGCCGATATACTGCATCGACCAGACGCCGATATCGGTCCAGAGGATGCCTTGCTGCGCGGCCTGGAGGGCGCCGACGATCTTGGAGCCTTTCGGGATGCGGTAAGATCCGGCCTGGTTGGTGATCGTCGCCGCCCAAACGGTGTAATCGTTGACGTCGCACCAGCGGACGAGCAGCGGGTCTGGGATGCCGGTGAAGCTGGAACCCCAAGTGATAATCTGGCGCTGCGGCATGCCGACGAAAAAGCCATCATTGCAAGGCGGCGCCTCCGCGATCACCGCGAGCACCTTGGCGCCTGTCTCATCCTCCCACTGGTAGATGCCAGACACCGGAATGCCATCGACGACGGCGTTCCTGGGGCTGGCGAGCAGGATGCTGCCCCAGTTGTCGAAGTTCCAATCCGTGGCCGAGGCCGGCGTTCCTGGCGCTGTCGGCGCGCCGCCACTGTTTCGGCCATAGCCGCCGTCTCCAGCCGTGCCGCCGTAAATGCCGGCGCCGTAGCCGCTGATGATGTTGCTGGGGGCGCCGCCGATATTATAAATCAGGCGGAAGTTGCCGCCGTTCGGATAGGCCGACGCGCCTGACGTCGCGATCTCGTTCGCCAGGATGACGAAGTGATCCACGTCGGTGATCCGCTGGATCTCGTACTCGCGCGGCGCGAGCGTGATGTTGGCGACGGCGGTGGCGATCAGCAGCGGGAAGACATCACCAACCACGTAGCCGTGTTTCGGCAGCGTGACAGTAATTTCATAACTGTTGGTCGCCGTGGTGAAGAGCGGCGGAACAGCGGTTGTCGAACCCGCAGTCGTAGATGCCGCCTGCGGCGCGCCGAGCACCGTGCGCGCGACGATCTGATAGCTGGTGAAAGACGTCGTCGCGTAGACCGCATATTGCCCGAACAGGACAAGGCCGCCGACGGCGACATGGGTGGCGAAATAGACCGAATCCGTGGTGTGGATCTGGTCGAGCGATGGATCGGTTATGGAGACGAACGGACTGCCGGCCACGGTCGAAACCAGGATCGTAGTGTTCGGAGCGTCCGTATTCCTGAACAGCGGCGTGAGAGGCAGGGCGCCGCTGGGCGTCGCTGTCGAGAAACCCGTGGGCAGACCGGTGATCGGATTAAGCTCATCCTGCGCCCGCAAAAGCTCGACGCCGCCCAGGCCAGCCATCCCGACAGCCACGAACTTGTCGATGTCGATTTCCTGCCACACGAAGAGATGGCGCACGGCGTAATCGAAAACGCCGGTGTAGAAGCGCGTCCAGCCGCCCAGCTTCTCGACCAGGCCCAAGCCGGCTGGATCTTGCCTGAAGCGGATTTTGTCGCATTCCGAAATGCCGGCCATGTTCAGGACAGGCGTCTCGTTGGTGTTGACGCCGGGCTGGACTTTGAGAACCTGGTGCGGCATGGGTCAGCCCTTCATATTCGCCGGCGACGGCGCATCGCTCGACCCTGGCACCATCAAGAAGCGGCGCCGCATTTCCTCCACCATCGCGCCCTTCAGCAGGGTCTGGTATTGCGTCTCGTAATTGATCGGCATCTGCGGATCGGAGCCTGCCGAGCTAAAGTTGCGCTGGTACGCGCTCAAAAACACCATGCTCGCCATCAGCAAAAGATCAGGCATCTGGCTCGAAATGAAGGTTGTTCCGCTGTTAGGCTCAGAGTTCTTTTTCATGTACAGCGAGGGCATGCGCGCGGTGCCTGTGACATAAGCCTTATACGGCTGATCTGGCTTCGGCATAATGGAGTAAATGTGATATGTGGCGCCCGCCGGATTTAACTCGCCGCCGACAGGCGTGAAATATTTCGGGACGGCGGTATAGTCGGGATCAATGTAAACGGTTTGCCAAAACTCTTTCGACACCGGCGTCAATGCGGAGAAAACAGTGGTGTCGGTCACCCCCGCGAGAGTGATGTTTTGGACGGTGACGAGATCATCGAAGGGGATGTCCAATTCCCAGGAGCCATCCGCCAGCGCGTAGGAGCGCATTTTCTGCGACGCCAGGTGATTAAGGTCGCGCTGGATGCGAAGCTCCGCGTAATTCAGCATCTGTGGGACGACGCCATCGAGATTCGGCTCGGTGAAATGCATCACGCCACCGCTGTCTCCCTGCGTCGGGACGACAGCAAGGGTCGCGATGGCAGAGACGTAGCTGTTATAGGTGAGCGGTTCGCTGATCCCCGTCATGACGGCGGTCCCTTTTTAACGGCAGCATCATCAATAGCATTGCTCGCCTTCAAGATGAATGGCAATGCGACCGCCCAAATACTGAGCGCGGCGAACAGCACCTTCTGGATCTGCACGATATGTTCAGGCGTGACGAGAACCCCCGGCCACTCGATGGAGCCGTTGGCTGCGGCAGTCAGGACGGCGACGATGACCGATCCATTAAACACTGCTTTCCGCATCTCGAATCGCCTCTTTGAACACCCAATAATAGCCCTCGATGGTCGAGGCCTTGTCGAGGCCGTTGATGATCTTGCGGGCGTTGTAGGGATCTTCCTCGCCCTCTTCGGCGCTGAAGAAGTCGGGCAGGCCGACGCCGGTAAACCAGCCGTCGATCATGCCTTCGAACAGGATCACCGCCGACGTCTCTTCCTCGAGCATGCGGTGCGGGTATTTGACCATCGGCACATTGCGGTCGAATTTTTCCTTGAAGACAGCCTCGCCCTTTTCGTAGTTTTCGAACCACGTCAACTGGACGTGGCCGCGCCCGTAATAGGACTGGCCGTAGGGGCCGTCCGGGTCGGCGTAGCTGTGGCCCTCGCCCTTGCCATACTCCTCGATGGGCTGCATGGTCTGCGCGCTCTCGTGGTACACGGTCGCCAGCCCGTAGGACAGCCACATCTTGCCGTCGCGCGGGTTGGCGGCGGCATAGTCGGCTTCCCAGATGTTGAGCAGATTGTTCATGCCGTCCACCTGAGACTGCGCCATCCCGCCGCTGAACAGTTCGTCGCGGACGGCGTCGAAGAAAAACTCTCTGTCGATTGTCATGGCCTTGCCTCCAGCGCCTCGATGCGCGCCATTGCCTCTTGCAGCGCCTTGGTCAGCGTCGCGATCACCGTCCACGGGTTGGGCGCCTGCACCAGACCGGCTTCATCTTTGACGCCGGTCGCCGCGCTCTGGATCAGCGTCTCTTGAAGCTCGTGCGCGACGAAGCCCCAGTTCTCTACGCCATCGTCCCTGAACAGTGGATCGGGCGCATCGCCATTTTCTTTCGGCGCCTCCCATTCTGGCGTCCAATCCTTATGGAAATAGCTGATCGGCTTCAGCGCCTTGACGCGGTCCCACATCGACGGCAGCGGCGCAATGTCCCGCTTGATGCGGTAGTCGGAAGACCACGCGATCCAGCCCAGATTGGTGGCGTCCACAGAGCCGTAGAGATGGTTGTCGGTGTTCCAGAAGTAGCTGAACACGTTTGCGCCCAGCGCGCCGCCGGGAGCGCCAAGGCGGCACCGAAAACCATTCGTAGCGTCAATAATCCCGTTGGACGTAACAAGAGCCGTAGCGAGGGTTATCGCGCTCAAGTTGACTTGCCCAGAATAGCCAGCGTCCAACCCGCGTATGGTAAGGTTTCTGAACTGCCCGCCATTGCCAGAAGCGTCGCATTGATTGATGTACCCGTTAGCGCCGCTAGTTTGTACGGTCATCTGACCGCCAGAAGCATAAATACCGCTGCCTATTATGCTTCCGCTAGTGTATATTTGACCTGATGTAGATATTGCGCCGCCAAATGTAGTTCCAGCAGCGCCGCCATCGATATTAACAGCGCCGTTGGACAGGTTCCACGAGAACGGACGGGCAGTGCTGAACGCCCCATACTGGTCGCTCACCGCAGTCTGCAAGAGGTAGCAGCTTGCGCCATCATTGCGTATGCCAGCGCCATAGTTGCCGCCAACAAGGCGAAGCTGACCTAGATTGTCGAAGCTTTGTACGACTACGGCTTTAGAAAAAGTGGCAATCCCAGATGAACGAAGTATGGAGAACGGATAGTCTATGCCTGCACCAGCATCATTGAACCTTGCTATGCCAAAATTAGATCCGGCATTGCTGCCACTCTCTGCGGTGGTGTCTCCAATATCAATTTCCCATCTAGGCAAAGCATTGTTTTGACCAACAATATTGCATGCTTTTGTCGATCCAGCCTTGTTGAGCACAACCTGACTGTGACCAAAAGGCGCAGGGGATGCTGTGGTAGGAGTGGCTCCGTTGCCGTTCAACCGGAGGTAACCAGAGGCGCGCTCAATAAGAAACGGACTGCCTACGTACGCGCCTGCATCGGAAAAAGTGGATATTGTGAAATTTGACCCGGCATTGGCAGTGCCTTCAGCGGTCTGATCGCCCAGCGACACCTGCCAGCGAGCGACGCCAGCCTTAGTGCCAGTTACAACAGCGCCCACGCCGCTGGCCGCTTTATTGAGCGAAATCTGCGGCCACACGCCCGCTGTTGCAGTGAGGTTTAGCACACCGCTAGAGTTGGTCTGGTTCAGCGTCACCGCGCCAGTTGCACGGTTAATAGTTAGCGGGTTGTCGATAAACGCGCCCGTGTTGTCAAATCTGGCGAGGCCAAAATCAGAACCGACGTTGCCTGTGGCTTCAGCCCCAGAATCGCCAAAATTCATGCCCCAACGAGTCGAGCCAGCCATCTGGCCGTACACAGTTGAAGCTCGACCAGATGCGGGCTTGTTGAGGTATAAAGCGGCATCGGTAGCGGCTAAGGCATTTACCGTGTAACTCGCAGCAGCAACCCCCTGCGAAAACGTGGCGATGCCAGAAGCGCGATTGATAGCAAACGGCGCGTCGATAAGAACCCCAGCATCAGTGTATCTTTGCAGACCATAATTTGATCCAGCATTGCTGCCACTTTCGGCTGATGCATCTCCAAGCATTTCCTGCCATCTGGGGCTACCCGCCATCGAGCCGACGATGCGAGACGTGCCACCTGACGCGCTTTTACTCAGAACAACCGCTGGGTTTACACCATTGGTGTAAGAAACTTCAGTCGCCGCCACATTGCCGAAAATGGTCAGGTTTTTACCGCTGTCGAAATAGGCATGTTCAGTGACGCCATTACCGAAAGCTATTGGCTTGGAGCTTCCGCTGTTAAATTCGATATAGCCCATCTTGGTGCTGTCTACCTGACGGTAGATCTGCCAAGCGGCGGTGCTCCAATCCGATCCCGCCGACTTGCGCTGGATTTCAGTGCGCAGCGACTCGCCATTGGTGTCGGTTGAACCCGGCGAGAAGACGATCTGCGAGTTGCCCGCGACACTGCCGAGCGCCGTGCCGTTGATGACCACCGAGCCTGCCAAGGTGGGGCTGGTCGTGCCGACTGGATTGCCGGTGCCGTTGAGCGTCAAGCCGCCGAGGACGCCGCCATTGTTGTACTGGATCTGGCCGTTGGTGCCGCCAGCCGCCGCCGCGCCAGCCGCAACCGGCCCCCACGTCGAGCCGTTCCAGCCCATCAGGTTGCCGGTGGCAGGCGCGGTGGCGGCGAGCGGCCTGCCCTGAAGCTGGACGACCGTCATCGGGATGCTGGTGGTGCCAGATCCGGTGGCGTCGCCCGTATGGGTGATGGTCTGATTGCCGGTCAGATAAGCCTGCGCCTTGACAAAGGCGGTAGTCGCCAACGTCGTGTTGTTGGTGGCCGTCGCCTGCGTCACGCCAATGGTGCCAGTCGGCAACGATGGCGTCCCGGTGAACACCTGAGAATTGACCAGCGCATAGGGGTTCAGCAGCGTGGTGAAGCCGGCGCCCGACACCGTGCCGGTCGCGGACAAATTGGTAAAGGCGCCCGTGCTGGGCGTGGTCGCGCCCACTGCCGTGTTATCGACATGGCCGAGCGTCGCCGGGTTGATGGTGACCGTGCCGGTGCCGGTCGGTGAAAACGTGACGTTGGCGCTGGCTGGCGAGGCCGTCAGCGAGCCTGTAAACGTCGCCGCGCCATTGGCGCTCAAAGTGGTGAAGGCGCCCGTGCTGGGCGTCGTGGGGCCAATCGGGGTGCTGTTGATCGACGTCGCGGACAGCGTGGTAAACTTGCCGGTGCTGGGCGTCGTCGCGCCCACCGCCGTATTGTCGATGGAGCCAGCCGTCGCCGGGTTGATGATGACCGTGCCGGTGCCGGTGGGCGACAGAGTGACATTGGCGCTGGCTGGCGAGGCCGTCAGCGAGGATGTGAAGGTCGCCGCGCCGTTGGCCGCCAGCGTGGTGAAAGCGCCGCTGCTGCGCGTCGTCGCGCCAATCGCCGTGTTGTTGATGGCGCCGCCCGTGATCGCGACACTGTTGGCGTTCTGCGCCGCCATCGTGCCGAGGCCCAAGGCGGTGGTCGCCGCCCCGACGAAAGCCGTGGTCGCCAATTTGGTCGAGCTATCGCCAGGCGCCTGCGTCACGCCAATCGTGCCGGTCGGCAGCGAGGGCGTCCCCGTGAACACCTGAGAATTGATCAGGGCGTAAGGCCCCAGGGAAGCTGTGACTTGCGCCGCCGTCTGATAGCCGGCTGGGTTCGACGCCGCATAGCGCGAAGTATCGGAAGGGTGGACGTGATCGGCGCGCGCCCACGTCGTCCCTACGCCAATCGCCACCGTCCCGTCCATCGAGGGATTGGTCGAGGAAGCAACAGGAACATTCGCCGTCAGCGCATAGGGCGCGAGCAGCGCGGTGAACCCCGCTCCGGACACCGTCCCCGACGCCGACAGATTAGTGAAGGCGCCGGTGCTAGGCGTGGTGGCCCCGACGGTCGTCCCGTTGATGGCGCCGCCGGTGATCGCCACACTATTGGCGTTCTGGGTGGACATCGTGCCGAGCGCGGACGCCACCTGGTAACCCTGGGCCTTAACGAAGGCGGTGGTCGCCAGCTTAGTCGAACTATCCGCCGCCGCCTGCGTGACGCCCGTGGCGCCTGTCGGCATCGAGGGCGTCCCCGTGAACGCCTGGCTGTCGATCAGGGCATAAGGCCCCAGCGCAGCCGCCGTCACATAATTCGCCGGATTCGACGCCGCATAGCGCGAGGTGTCGGTCGGGTGGATGTGATCGCCGCGCGAATAGGTCACCTCGACGCCCGCCGAGGCCCCGCCGTCCATCCCTGGCAGGGTGTCAGATGCTGTCGGAACTTGCGCGTCAGTGACAATTTGCGCAATCGTAGCGCGCACCGAGACGCCAGCCTGCACAAGCTCCAATTGCTCTGTGCCAGTCAGGGCGCCGGCGGCGGGCAGGTTCGGGATCTGGACATTGCTCACGCCTGGATCTCCTCGATGACGAGGCAACTCTGAACCAGTCGGCCCACGTTGACAATGCAATCGACGCCGACGTCTGACGGGCCGATACAGAAGGAGAACATCTGCGGCGTCAGAACAGTCGGGATGCACTCATAGTCGAACAGCAGCGGCGAATCGGCAAAGGCGCGCGCGACGCTCACCGCCTTCTCGCCGTTCACGAACATGCCGCCGTTGATCGCGCAATCGTGGGCGGCGCCCACACACCAGACCTTGGCCCGCAGCCGCAGCCGGTTGCCGAGCGCCGACACGGCGGGCGCGAGCATCAGTTGCGGGTAGAAGTTCTTCTTCTGGAAGTCGGCCCCCAGAATGTAGCGTTCCTTGAACAAGTGCGTATTGTTGTCGTAGACGGACCACGAGCGGATGACAGCGCCAGACATCGGCGTGAAGGTCGGCCCGAACGGGCCAGGCTCACCCTGCCCTCCCCGTGGCCCCGGCGGGCCAGGCGGACCATCAGGCCCCGGCGGACCAGGCGGACCCGCGCCTCCCGGCGGCCCCTCCTTGCCATCCAGCACGAGGACGCCATTGGGGATCTCGCCCTCCAGCAGCCGCTTGCTGAAGTGCTTCACCGTGGCGCGATGGAGAGTGCCGCCCTGGACGACCTCGATATACTCCTCGCCTGAAAGGCCAATGGCGACAGGAAGGTTGAGGATGTCTGCGGCGCTCATGCCCCCTCCAGGATTTTGATGCGGGCGTCCTGGTCTTCGATGCGCGCCATTGCCTCTTGCAGCGTCTTGGTCAACGCCGCGATCACTGTCCACGGGTTGGGCGTCTGAATGTGATTAGGGATGTCCTTGACGCCGCTCGCTGCATCTTCGATCAGCACCGCCTGAAGCTCGTGCGCAAGAAAGCCCCAGCGTTCCTTTTCATCGCCTATGACCAGCGGCACGGCCTCGTCCACCGTGTTCCTGAAACCTTCTGGCGAGAAATCCTTGAGGCTGTATTTGATCGGGTTCAGGTTCTTGACGCGGTCCCACACCGACATCAGCGGCGCGACGTTCTCCTTGACGCGGTAGTCGGAAATATATTGGACGTAGCCGACGAAGGTGCCGCCGACATACTGGTTCATGTGGGCGCCATCCCAGAACTGGCACACATTCTGTCCAGCCGCGCCGCCTGATCCTTGACGACCGACGATGCCTTGAGCGCCATCAACCGAGCCAGAGGCCCCCATGTTTCCAGCGCAATTAACATTTCCAGCCGAATACAGATAAGTTCCCTGAACAGTCTGCCCGTTCACAGTTCCAGATGAAGTTACGTAAGCTCCCGAAACTGTGCTGGTTGCCGTAACATTTCCGCCAGTGATGGTGCCAGCGGCATTTACGTTATTAGCACACTGAACAGTTTGAGCAGTGAGGTATATGGCGTTTAGCGGAACTTCCACCGTGTAGCCAGAATCAACGCCACGAATGTGAAAATCACGGTACTGACCGCCATTGAATGACGCATCAGACAGCGTAAGCGTATTTGGTTGAACACCAGTGACCCACCTGTAATCGCTGCTGTTAGAATTAATCGTACCGCAATTCAGAGCGTTAATATTTGACGCCCCATTTACGCTAAAATTTCCACTTACGCCCGTAGTGGCGCCAATCAGACTAAGAGCGCCAGCACCCGCCGACGCCGTGCCTCCAGCGGATATGATGCGGCAATCATAATCAGTGCTGCTCGCACCGGAGTGAAAGTCGATGAAAGCCGCCGCATTCTGCCCCGGCCTGCCGAGTTCTATGGAATCGCCGGCGATAGCCGTACCTGTGCCAACCCTAAATCCAGTAGCGTAAACTTGCTGTGAGAATGTAGCGACGCCGCTGGAACGACTGATGGCGAGTGAGGTGTCGAGGTATGCCCCGGCATCGTTGAAACGGTATAGGCCAAAATCAGATCCGACGTTGCTGCCGCTTTCGGCGGCGCTGTCGCCAACCGTCACTTGCCAGCGCGCCTTGCCGTTCATAGCCCCGTATAACGCGCACACGCTTCCACTAGCTGGCTTATTCAACCACACATTGGCGTTCGCGCCGCTTGCCGAGAGTTGCCCGCCGTTGCTGTAGACATTCCCACCTAGCGTAAGATTGTGAACCAGCGTCGTGTCGCCATTGGAGCGAGTGATGCTGATCGGGTTGTCCACCCACGCGCCCGCATCGGTGAAGCGAGCAAGAGAAAAATTAGATCCTGCGTTGCTGCCGCTTTCCGCCACATTGTCGCCAAGGCTCAATTGCCAGCGCAGGGCGCCGCCAGTCTCGGCATAGATGGCGCTGGTGTTTCCCACTGTTTTATTGAGGGTTACGCTCGCTCCCGTGCCAGATCCAACTCCAGTCACGGTGACATCGGTGATGTGGCTGACGCCGGTTGAACCAGTCGTGCCGAGCGGAACGCCCGTGCCGTTCGTGGATATGCCGCCGAAAGCGCCTGCATTGTTATACTGAAGCTGGCCGTTGAGGCCGCCGGGGGTCGTGACTGTTCCCCCGCCGCCAGTGCCTGGAGGAATCGCCCAAGTCTGATCCGCGCACAAGAATTTGGTCGATCCGCCGCCTGACGCCGGAACAATGCCCGCGACAGTGCTGCTGAACTGGGGGAGCGTCGTCGCCGTGGCGTAGGGGCCGAAATTCACGCCATTGGTCTTGGTGATCGTGATGGCGCCGGTCGAGGCGACCAGAGTGCCATCGCCGCTCATCGTGAAGCCGGCGAAGCCGCCCGCGCCGTTGTTGTACTGGATCTGATTGGCGGCGCCGCCAGGATTGCCGGCAGTGCCTGGCGGGCCTTGCGGACCTGGAACCGTGCTGGCTGGCCCAGGAGGGCCGACAGGCCCAGGAGGCCCAGGCGGGCCTTCTTCTCCCACCGCAGCCAGTTGCGCCATCTGCTTGGTGGTGGCGCGCACCGAAACGCCGGCCTGCACGATTTCGAGCGATTCGTCGCCTGACAGCGCAACGGCGACGGGGAGATTGGGGATCTGGATGTTTGCCATTATTTGAGCGGCCCCGTGTTTGGAACATCCACGTTGCGGTAAGGCAGACCCGGATCATCGTTGCCAGGCGCATTCGGATCGGTGCCGGGCTGCTGGTTCAGAGTGCCGTTGGGTGCGCCGGTTTGCTGGGTGACGCGGGTGTCGTTAACTTGCGTGGTGCGCGTCGTCCCTGCGGGCTGGGTAGGCTGACCGCTCGCCGTGGGCGGCGGATTGAGATCCGGAACCGGAATGCCGGTCTTGCCGTCTGGCACGTAGCGATTGGTCGTCACGCGCACGTTCGCCTCCGCTACGCGATATTCCTGCGGGCGCGGGTTGCTGATCGGCATCGGATCGGCGGGAATGACGATGGCGCGAAGCTGCTGCTGTGGCGTATCGAGGCAATTGTTGCAGACCAAGATCTGCTTGTTGACTGTCGTCGCGCCGGCCCAGTCGAACTGGAATTGAAGATCGACGTGATTATAGACGAAGCCGCATCGGTCGCAGATCGCCGCCGCCTGCGGATTGCGGGAATTGATCCTGGCTCGACCGAGCTTCGATGCGTAGCCCACGGCTCACTCCTCAATTCCTGAAGTAGCCGCCGATCTGCGGGCTGATGTATTGCTGGGCGGTTTCGACGCCGCTGCGCGAGGCGGTATCATAGGCCTTTTCGGCAATGGGCGAAAGAAAGGCCAGGCGCTCTGGCGCCCAGGACATCGCCAGCTTCTCGGCCAGGCCGGTAGCGAAGGCGTAAAGCCACTCTGGCGGGACGGGAGGCTGCTGATCGTTGGTGAAATTCGAGGACATCGACTGCGTCAGATAGTGGTAGGTCAGGACGTAACCGTCGCGATCCGGCACCGGCCAGATGTGAATGCCGCCGCGCCCTGGAAGCTGGCGGTCCATCCAGAACACGCTTGGGACGCCCTGCTGGTTCTTGTTGGGGTAGCTCGCATATTCGGTGCGGCTGACCGGCATCATGATGCGATCCCTGCCATCGACCGTCACGAAGGTGTCGAGCATGACGATGGCCTCGTTCGGCACATCGTAGATCCCGACATCCTGGCCCAGGATGATCGAGATCTGGGAAACCTGCCAGAGATTAACGCCCTTGGTTGACCAGTCGGCCAGGAGGAGATTGGCCGCGATATAGGCGTCGGCCATATGCTCCTGGAGAATCGCGGTGCGCCTGATGCCGCACAGACCGAACGCATAGAGGGTGACGTCGCTAAGTCCCAGGGCGAAGTTGAACTTGTCGCTGTAAGTCATGCGAACCCCCTACGATGGGGCAGCTACACCACCTTGATCGTGATGACCGCGCGCCCTGACCCGACGACATTATCAGCTTCGACCGTCAAGCGATACTCGCGCCTGCGGAGGTGCAAAACGCCGAGGCGCGTGACGTGAAGCTCGCCTGCTTTATTGATGCTGAAATAGCCGCCGGCGACGGGCGGCTCAATCGAGACGATGGTGAACTTGTCGGCAATATCACCCCAGTTCCGCGCCTGGCCGATCTTCTCGTCTATGGAAACAGGAAGGTTGACGGTCAGGGTTTGATCGCGGAGCAGCGGTGCGTCGAGCGGCCCCAAACCGATACTGCCGCCGAGGCCTCCAGGCTTGGCTAGTCCAGGATGGGAGGCCAGCTTGTTGTGGCCGTTTGATAGGCCGGGGGGAGGCATCAGTAATCAGCCCCGCCAGCTTGACAGAAAGTTGCCGTCGCCGTTCCGGCGCCGCTGTTGAGCAGGAGGCGCGCGAAGACTGGTTTGAAGGCGTAGTTGCCCTGCAACACCGCGCCAGTGGCCATGGCGGCGGCGACCAAAGTGGCGTCGGGATGCGGCGCCCAACTCACGTTGGCGGGCGCAACCGGATTGGTCGGGCTGTTGGGATCGTCGAGGGTCTGCTGGATCGAAATATTGGTGGCCCCAGCCGAATTGATCTGGATCGCAACCCCCGGATCGCCGGAATCGTCGAAGCGCACCCACGCCGAGGACGTGATCGCCGGGCTGGAATTGGTGCCGACAATCACACTTCCCGCGCTCGTCACTGAACTGGTGATCGAGGTGACTGTCTTGTAGTTTTTGGTGGTGACGACCGTGCTGTTATTGCCGCCGACGAGAGTTTCGCTCTGGGCGGCGCCAAAGGCGTCGGTGCCGTTGATCGTGAATGTGGTGGCGACATTGCTGCCGGTCGAGGTGAAAGCAAGCTGGCGCGCCTGGTCAAGGACGACCGGATATGAAGTCAGGACCAGAGCGCCGCCGGGAGCCGCCGGCGGCACTTGTGACGCGCAAACAGCCGTCGTATTGGCGGCGGCCAGAGGCGCAGCGGAGACGGTGACTGGCCGCATGGCGTCAATCCTTCTTCGACATCAGCTTCCGCCCAGGCGCATGCGTACCCGCAGCGGCTGACGAGAACAGGTGGCTCTCGCAGGCGCCGCCGCTCTTGCGAGCCGCTCGACCACCGTGCGAGTGAGCAGACGCGCCAACCGGCCCGCCTACACGCTTTTTCTTGCCGCCCTTCTCTTCAGCCTCTTCCTTAACATCCTCGTTGCCGCCGCCGAAAGCAGGCTTCTTGCCCTTCTCAAACTTGCCCATCGAAGCCCCCTCAAGGTGACGGATTTTGGATGTAGTGGACGGACACCAGCGCGGCGCCGGCACTCGGAGCGCCCGCGCCCGTGACGATCTGGATGTTGAGCGCCGACGGATTTGGCGCGGGAACGCCAAGCAGCGTGTATCCGCGCTGGGCGGCGATGTTCGCCGCCGACTGCGTCATGGCCGGGAACGGCGCCGCCGCCTTCAGATCGGTCGCGCCGACGAGCGAGGCCTTGTTCGTAGTGGTGTCGGTGCCGATAGTGAGCACCGCCGTGGCGGGGCCAACCCACGATGTCAGCAAGGCGACTTCAAACCCCATGATGGTGGAGCCAGCCGGAATGTTGAGCGGGAAGTTGAGCGTCGAAGACGCAGGCGTCTGCGCAAACGTAATCATGGTGTCTTGATACAATTCAAGCTCACCCTGAGAAACAGCGGGGTCGCCTACGATAACCGGCCCCGTGAAGTGTGTCGCACCCATGTGCTTTCTCCTTCTGAGCCAGTATTACGAGGTCGGGAAGTTGCCGTAGACTGCTCGCCAGTTGTAGTAACCGAACGAATACCGCTCGTAACCTTTCACGAGCAGGTTATCGGTCACAAAATCGACTTGCATATCCGTTTCGAACTTTATTCTTTCCATGAAGGAAAGACCATCGATATTTGTGAGAAGGAACCAGGCGAAGGGCGAGGTCAAGAAGTCATTGACCATGAAGCTTTCAGACAGTCCACCCGAAGTCGAGAGGATGGCATTGACGTCGTTGTCTGCCGTGCCTGGCCGCAATTCTGTCTTGAGAAGACGAATTGCTACCGGTTCCAATTGCGGCGGGATGATAAGCTTCCGCGCGCGAGCGAAAACTTTCAAACCCGCCTGGTCCTTGAAGTTGGTCCGGACGCCGATCATGGCGTTGAGCAGGGTCGATTCACCGAGATCGACTTGCACCGCCGGCGTGTTGCCGACGAGGCCGCTGTCGATGGGATGATCGACCGCGCAGAGCGCCTTGCCGTCGCCGCCGATTGTCTGATTATAGGCCTGGGCCGTATTCAGGACGTTGGCGCCGTAGATTTCCTTCGTTTGCTGGAAGGATTCGATCAGGCCGAGGTTGGAGGGATGGAACTGGGTCTTGTAGAGGTTGTCGTCGATGGCCTTGCGGGTCATCGCATATCCCAGGCCAATCTCGACGTGCTCCTGGTTGTAGACGTAACGCTCGCCGGCGCCGTTGTCGAACTGGGTCTGCCCGCCTTCAGTCTTGAGGGCGGCGAGGCCCAGGTAGCGCATCTCAGCCGTGCGCTCCAGCGCCATCTTTGAGTTGTGCTTGGTAAAGATCTTGTCGTACTGAGACGGGATCATCTCGTACTTGCCCTCGATCCCACGGAGGCCGGGGAGCAGAAGGTCTTTGATGGCGCTAAGATTGACGGCCATGACGGGTTACTCCTTTGTGATGGCCGGATCAGATGCCGGTGAGGCCACGGGTGACGACGTTATTGAAGCGAACGATGGCCCAGTCATAGGGCTTGGTCGTCGCATCGCTCGGCACGAAGGTGCCGGGGGAGCCAGCGGGCTGCTGGTGGATCCTCACAATGATAAACGGATCGAGCGCGGTGCCGAGCGTCGTGGTGTCGAGGAAGGCTCCGGAGAAGCCGTTGGCCGGATTCGGGACGCCCATGTTGATGCCGATCAGCGCATTGACATCGGCCAGACCGAGGCCGGTGGCGTCGGACTGCGCAATGAAATGGGCGTTCGGATCATTGATGATCTGAGCGGTGACCGAATTGCCAGACGCGACATCGCTGCCGGGCCAGTAGTTTGACCAGACGGTGCGCTTCTGCGAAACGGAAAGATATTTGCAGCCCTTGAAGATGCCGGCGATGCCGGAAGCCAGCACGGCCAGGGTCTGCGTGGCGGGGCCGACGGTGCCGTCAGCAAGCGGAACCACGGGGTCGCCTTCGTAGATGGCGCCGGTGTTGTAGTTGACGACGACTTCGACGTGCTCATAAGTCGGGGCGCTGCCCAGACCCTGGACCTGCCGGAACCCGAAAGGCGCATTGATATTGGCCATAGCTCACCCTCCTCTTTCAAGGAAGACCTGCTATGCCACACCGGGGGCTAGGGGAGGTCCGAAAAATACGGCTTCTCACAGCGGGGAGAAGCGAGTACACGTTTTGTACATCCAAAAATACGGCGCCGTCAAGCGCCGTCAATTATTTGGCACCGGCATGGCCTCGTAAGTCTTGCCGAGACGGGTCAAGGGTTCACCCTTGTTGTCGCGCCCAAACTGGCCCGGAGGCGCCGCAGTAAGCTGCTCTTCCTTGATGCGAACCTGGCGGCGGGCCTTGTCGCGCTCAAGCTGCTTGGCCTCCAGCGTGATTTCGAGCGGGCGCTCCATAAGCTGCATGCCGCGCCGCATTACAGTCTTTTCCTTAGTGCCGCGAGGCATCAATTCGGGATGTCGATCCGACGGCACCGGCTCCCAGCCCGTGCGGGCCAGAGTGACCTGATAGGACGACTGCTCTTCGTTGAGGATCGAGAACAGCTTCCACTCGTATGACCACCCTTCCGGAATGATCGCGGGGTTGATGTAAAATTCATCGGCGCCCTCGTCGAGAACGCCGTTAGTGAAGTGGCCGCGCAATTCCAAGGTGCGCCGGGCGGCGCGGTCCATCGAGGTTTCGACCGGCTGGCGAAGCGGCGGGCGCTCAATGAAAGAAGGCGCCTGCATGGCCTCTTCAACTCTCGGCTCTTGGGTGGTGAAACGCTGCGGAGGCGGACGGTTGACCATTATCTTTTCCTCAATGCATGCGCCCAGCTTTGCGCATTTCCTCTTTGGCCTTGGCGTATTCCTGCTCGGACATGCCAGAGATCTCGGCGTATTCGCGCTCAAGCGGCGTCAGCACGGCGCTCCTGCCGCTCGACCCACGGCTGACAGGCGCAGCCGGCGGGGCCGATTCACGCTGCGGCGCCGCCTTGGCGGACATGGCCTGCGGATCGTCGGCGCCGGTGTCCAAATCTTGGCCTGCGGGCCTGTCGTAGACGAGCGCCTCGACCGAGCGAAAATAATCGTCCGTGTCGGGATCGATGTCGCGAGCGACCGTGATGTTGTGGGCGGCGACCATCTTGGCGTAAAGCTTCTTGTCGCGGGCGCATTCCGGATGCGCGCGGACCCAGGCGGCGGATTTCGCCGTCAACTGGCTCGCCAATTCCTCGACGGGATCGATGATCGTCTTGATCGGCTGCGGCGGCGCCGGCGCCGGCTGCGCCTCCATTGACGCCTTGCCGTTTTCAAGCTGCAGCAGGCGGGCCGAATTGTCGCCAAGCTGCGACTGAAATTCAGCGGCGTTGTCAAAATCGCCATTGCGCATCGCTTCAGCGTAAGCGGCCTTCAGGGCGTTGGTGTGCTCCTTGACCCGCTCGATGGCGCTGATCACCAGTTTAAGCTCGTTGTCGGCCACTTCGACCTGCGCGCCGTGTGCGGTGGTCGCGTATTCGTTGGCGCGGCGTTCCGCCTCGATGCGCGCGGCGCGCTCGCGGTCGAGTTGCGCCCGCAGTTCGACCAGCGGATCGCGCTCTTCCTTGCCGCCATGCTCCCAATCGGTGTTCGGATCGAAGGCCGGGATGCTATTCGGATCTTTCGCCATGTCGCTCACCAAATGAGATCGGGGCTGCTGATGCGCCCCTTGACAGCCGTATCGGTCAGGATGCGGCACAGAACGCCGCTGACGGTGATGTTCCAGCCATCCGAGGGGCGAAACAGGATCCAGTCATGCAGTTCGATGTCAGGGAACTGCCATTCGCCGCCGCTGATGAAAGCCTGGGGGCCTTTCTTGACGACGAGGCCCAGTTTGGACTGGAAACGATCCTCGTTGAGGGTCTGCTGGGCCAGGAACAGGCCGCTCTTGGTCTTTTCGGGCCTGATGTAGACCGCGACCAGCAACTGATTGTGGAAAAGTTCGACCCCTGACAGATCACCAAGCTCATCCAGAAGCTTCAGGCGAGGTTCCAGTTCATGTTGCATTTCGGCAAAGGCCATGCGCGTCTCCTGTGACACGCAATTACTCGCACACTGTCAGTGCGCTGACAATAGGATTTAGAGGCCGCGCTCGCGGTCGTTGGCCTTCTGCTCGGCCTCATCGACGGTGTCGATGGCGTTGTTGAGGCCGCGTATGACGCCAACCGCCTCGCGATAGGCTTCGAAGGTCGTCATGCTGGCGCCGTATGCGAGGTCGTTCTTTTGAGCTTCGATCTGCTCGCGCAGGAGCTTCTTCAGTTCTTCGGCAAAAACGCTTTTGAAAGTCTGCATTAGGGCTTGAACCTGATTT